GTAGTATTCGCCGTCTGAAGTTGCAGCACCCCGCTAGTATCGGCAGTCGATACCAATCCAGAGGACGTTGATGCGTTAATCGTAGTTGCCATGCTTAATCCTTAGGAAACAACGTAGCGTGATCCGCTGCTGACAGTTAGCACCACACCAGACGCTATTGTAATTGGCCCAACGCTGTGCGCACCTTGCGCTGCGGCAATAGTGTAGTTGCTGCTGATGGTTAGGTTGTTCAAATAAATTGTGCCGTTTGCAACCGTGCCGCCACCCTTCTGAGCCAACAACTGAACAACACCTGCACTGTCCTTGTAGTACAACTTACCGTCAGCGGTGTTGATGTTGATTGCCAACTCACCGTTTACTAGGTTAGCCGCCAAAGGTACAGCAGACGCCGTTGTGCTGTAGTACAACGATATTGGTGTGTAATTAGTAGCCGCCATCAGAAAGTACCTCCGAAGATGCCTGTAGTTGCAGTCACAGTTTCAGCATTGATAACGCTAAAATAATCAATAGCGTTTAAATTTGTACCAGCAAAAGTAGAATTAGTCTTGTCATACACAAGATTCAAAATACTGTAAAAGCCAGCCAGACTTACTCGCTCTACATTGGTTCCTGCTGAATTTAAGACAAAACAATTAGCCAATGTGATAAAACTACCGGCGCTTGAAGTAACTGCGTTAGACGCGGGACTAGCCGCAAAAATAGCAGAACCATCAAGCTGTAAATTTCCAGCCGTTACACTTGGGGTAATAACTTGGTAAGAGTCTTTGATTAATACGTTTGCACTTGCGTTAGATACCGCTACAGCCCAACACTTGTTGCCAACAATAGAAACCGTTCCAGCACCAGTAATCTGAACACCTAAAGTACATTGCAATTCGCTGTTGATAATCTCAACATAATTTGAACCTGATTTTATAACTTGTGTATCTACGGTACAGTTTGAAATGTAGGTGTTACCAGACCCTGTAATGGTCAAGTTAGTTAGTTTGATGCCACTAACACGAGCCGCCACAGTCAAGGTCAGAGTTCCAGAAATTTGCGTGTTAGCGCCAGTAAGTTCTGTGGTTGCAATTGTTGTGTTTGCACTTGTAACTGTGGGGCTTTCGCTGTAACTTCCCGGGTGAACAACAACAGTATTTCTACCAGCCCCAACCAAGGTCAATGCCTTAGTAATTGTTAACACGGGGTTTATTAAAGTGCCGTCACCTGTAGTGTCGTTTCCGTCTTTGCCAACATGAATCTCATTTGCGTAAATGGTGTAATTTCCTACCGTTCTATTTGTACCACCATTAGCAACAGGCAAAGCGGTTCCAGAATAAGACAATGCCAAAGACCCCGATGATGTAACGGGGCTTCCAGTTACAGTAAATAAAGCAGGTGCAGACAAACCCACAGAGGTTACCGTTCCTGCTCCCACAAAACCACCGCCCGCATAGGCCAAAGAGTTCCAAGCAGTTATACCATCACCAATTTTAAATTTAAATGTATCAGTTTCTGCCCCAGCTTCGCCTACAGTTAACGTAGGATTAGCCGCAGTCCACTGGGCCGCAGTGCCGTGTCGTAGTTGAATTCTTACAGCCATTATGGAGTCCCGCCATTAAAAAATCCCGAAGGGGTTAATTCCGCATTATCCGTTACACTATCATAAGCCTGAGAGGGTAATCCGCCATCAATAACAGTTGCTTCAGACAAAATCTCTGTTGTTTGTAGCTGCCCCAAAATGTTGTTTAGCTGGTTGAAGTACAACCGCAGGATATTGTTGAACTGCTCCTGAAACCGCGGATCGTACAGCTGCGGTGCATTCGGCAGATTGGGCGGAGTGACCCTGTTGAGGTCAAACTCCGACGTGACAATCAGTGTCATCGCATCCCGTCCGGCCGGATGTCAATACGAGGCGCACCCAACTGCCAGGCGGTTCCCAACGTGTTCGACCGAATCTTGAAAATCAACTGCCGCCCACGCACACGGGTGTAAATCTGCCCGGTAAATGTCTCAGGGACCACGTAAGTCGACCCGGAAAGCACCGGTTGCGTCGACGAATTCTGCGTCCCAGAACCCGAGTTTTGCATTGGAAACAACGTCATTTCGACCTGCGGAGTCGGACCTCCTGAATCTGACCCGATAAACGAAATGTCCGGCAGCATCCGCCACACAAACCCAACACTGTCCCCATCGCCAATGTCAAACTCGCAAGACGAAATAAATGCATCTATTGGCAAAGGATTGCCATCGACATCGTCATTTACCCCTGATTCATGGCTCAAGAGCCGCTGATAGTACGAAGCTGCAATTGGCGTTGCTTGGAGGCCACTATCTAACCACGCAGTACGGGCCATATTCCCGTAATACCAGACGTTTTCCAAGTAGTTGTAGATGACGTATTTGTCAATCGTATTGCTATTCCTAGAGCAATAGAACCACCAAATCTCGTTAAATCCTTCGTTAGTTCCCGCAAAAACTTGTTCTGCTTGGGACAAGTTAATGTCATTGAACACGTACTTTCGTAGGTCGCAACTAAGCGTCTCTACTCGGCCGTTGTACGCATAAAACTTGTCAGTTCCCATCCAGTAGACAACACCAGATGCAATAACTGCTGCATTTGGTCCCATGATGGAAATGTTGTCTCCTAGCAGCTGCGTACCCCAGACATACGGGGGACCTAAAAACTGCAGCGAGTACAACGAAGAGTCAGTAAAAACAACAAGCTCTTGCCTGGCCTGAACAGTGCTCACGATCCGTGAACCATGAGACAAGCGCGTACTTCCAGCCTGTGTGGTTGCCGTTGGTTGCCACTCCGTAACCGACTCTTGGTCCGACCAACGAATGACCATTGGATCAAAAACCGTGCTTCCATAGTCATTTGTGCCAAATAGAATTACAAATCGACTCGTGTCGGAAACGGACATGTAACTCTGGTAAAGCGGAACAGAATTTGCACCAGGAAGAGAAGAAACGAGTATTCCTCGCGGAGAAATGCTCTGCGTACCACTTCCCGCAGTTGAAGTGTTTATTAAAGAACCCGTTGGCGTGCTAGACAAATTGTACGAGGTTCCAACGGGATTTCTAGCGTAATACGTTTGCCCTGGAATCAAGGGGGCAGGAAGACTTCCTGTTGTAGCAAAAGTAACTGGATACCCTTCAACAAGGGTAATAGTGCCCGTCACTACCGCCGGGGAAGCATTACTGATACCAACTACAGAAGGCAAATACCCGTTTGAAGCTTTCCAATAGTAAAGCGCACCTCCCCTTGGGCCATAGATTAAATCTTGTCCAAAGTTCATCTGACTCCACAAGCGCATGGAATCAGTAGATGGTGCCGAATCGCCCCAGGTTCCAGAGCCCCATGAACCAGCGCCCCATCCAACTAATGGAACCTCAAATGCGGGCCCCGTGTTGATTTGGTAAACCGCATAAACTGGAGTGCCGCCACCCGACGAACTAGAAGAAGCGGTTCCAGTCACTACAATAGAATAGGAATTAACATTTATATATGTGATCTGGTATTCGCCGCTTACAGTAACTCCATTAAACGTGGATGCCCCGTAAAAAGTCACATAGTCGTTGTTGATTGCCCCGTGCGCCGTGTCTGTAACTGTAACAACCGTCGTACCGGCAGAGTTAGTGGCCGTGTTGGTCGTAAATGGATTGGTCAGCGTGCTGGTCTTACGAATGGGCGTAATGTCGTAATACGCCCCGCCATTCTGAAGGTAAAACTTCAAATTGGTTCCAACGCCAATCAAATTTTGCCCAGCCAGTGTGACCCAGTTCCAAAGAGAACGGCAGGTCCCAAGATAGGTCTGAAATGAAAAAGGGGTCCAACCCCCTATTTTTTCAGGCATTCCCTGGCGAAATCGAACTTTGTCCGACTCAAACCACCCGCCTTCGTTGGTGTACCGCGTGTTTTCGCGATTCACTCCGGACTTGAACAGGATTTTCTGAAGCATTACTTGCTCGCTACGCCCTTGCTTTTTTCAAAGCTGCGCATTCCGCCAAACCCAAGAAGACCAGCAAGGAGCGTCATGAGTTGTTCAACTTGAAGGTCCGGTGGTGGGGCCAACCCTTTGGGGATTATATCCACTCCTTGCCCAAAAGCCCAACACCACTGCATTAGCGGGTAGCCAAGAAATTGGTAAGCCAAACCTGCAACCCCAACCCACCCAACAGCAGGACGCCAACCAGAGACAAATGTGCTAGTAGACGCTGCTTCAATCTTATTGACCTCAACCTGAGCCAAGTCTGTTTCTTGGTCAATCCTCTTTTCCTCAAGGTCAAGTC